TCAATGCTTGCTTATGAGAGACGTATAGAAGGTACTATAAAAGAGATATACCGGCTCGCAAAGCTTAATTATACAGGTGGAGTATCGCCTTCTGGTATTGCACTTGCCTTTGAATTTGAGAAGACGAACCAATCGTTAAAGTATAAAGCTGAAAATCTTGCAGATGCAGAGCGTAAAATGGCTAATATAGTCGCTAAATGGGAAAATAAAGAAAGCGATGCGGTAATCGAATATCCTAAAGACTTTAACTTAAACGATATGGAAAGAGAGTTAAATGTAGCACTTGACGCGCTTTCATTGCATATAAGTGAAACATTCAATAAAGAATATCAGAAGAAATTATATCGAGACCTAATGCCACAATTACCGTCTGATAAGAAGACAACCATAGATGATGAAATTAACAGAAAAGATGAATTAATGGACATTGAGGAAGCGATTGAAACAGAAGGCTAACCTAATATGGCGAATGATCTAAAAAAAGGAATAAACAAATTCTTTAAGCGTATCCTTGAAATCGAATCTGGTACGTCTAAGGAAAATGCTAAGGCGCTTAAGCGTATACGCACAACCTTGAAGGATAACAAATATATGATGACAAAGAGGGTACGTAAAGAGATCACTAAACAGTTTAAAGTCATTGAAGCTAACTCTAGCGAGAGCCTTGACGATATTCAAAAGATAATGGACGAAATCGCGATAGCCAATATTGCTAAAGCATCAAGATTGCCGGATCAGGAAGCGATAGTTAGGAAGGTCGTTAATCGTGTCAGGTTAGACAGATTAAGCGCTAATATCCACCCAATCATAGTAAGTGTAAGGAAAAGATTACTAAGCCAGCTAAAGACGTCTATCGGCGCTGGTGAGGGTGCTATTAAGGCTGCAAAGAAACTTCTTGCAGTTGAAGACCCGACAGTAGTGATCCCAAAGTTTATCCGCGAGATTGAAAAGGCAGCACGTCAAGCAATTACCGATCCAAGAGAATATGCTGCATTTAGGAAAGTACTCAAAAAACATAAACCGTATATTGATAAGCTTGCTAGGGCCGGTGAGCCGGGCTTTGAGTTGCTTGGCACTAGACGTGGAACGCGTGCATTTACTCGGGAAGTCAATAAACTTGTCGATAGAATGAAAGACTTACCTGCTGATATTAGAGCGGCAAATACTGGTCTTTTAGACGATATAGTACAGAAATGGGCAAACAGAAAGGCTTTATATCAACAGCAAGTTGTAGCACGTACTGAAGGTTCAAACGCATATCATCAATATACCTTAAAATATGGTCAAGAGGCAGATCATATTATAGGGATCCGGGTATTTCTATCAGGTTCACATCCTGACAATGATATATGTGATGAATTTGCAAGTATTAATGGCACAGATTATTTTTTCAAGGATGGAACACCACCAGTTCCGACATTTCATCCGAACTGTATCTGTTATACTGAATATATATTTGATGAGGAATTATTGAAAGAGGCAGCTTAGATGAAAATATTAAACAATTTATTTATTTGGATTTTGGAATTTATGCAATGGTAGTAAAGCGCGGAGGTAGATGGTGTGTGATGCATAGTTCGCCACAACGGCCTGGGAGTAAGACTGATAAGCCGCCCGGTACTATTATTAAATGTTATAGTATAGCAACTTATGGCGATAAGGGTACCCGTCAAAGAGCATTAGCAATGCATCGAGCAATAGAGGCATCAAAGGCAGCGGCAAGGAAAAAATAATGATGAGAGCGGATAATAAATGAACATACCAAAGACAATAAAGATATTAGGACGGACTTTTGTTATTGAAATGATTGATCTTAAAAAGGAAAAAGATAATTACCAGTTAGGTGGATATCTTTTATATGAAGATCAGCGAATAGCTATTGATAATACTAAACACAAAGAACATCAAGAAAGCACATTATTACATGAGATAATTCATGCTATAGTGTTTATGCAAGCGATAGAACTAAAAGAAAAAGATATTGAAAGGCTTGAAGCGGGTCTTTATCAAGTAATAAAAGATAATCCTGAAATATTTATGTCATTTATTGATTGGCAAATTAAACCACAGGAACATAATGGATAATGTAATCAAATTAGAAAAGAAACAACATGGCGCAATGTGCGTTTTGTTGTGCGATATTAGCGAAACGCAGACAACTATTTTAGCAGTAGAAAATTATACCAATGAATTAATAATGGTACGTTTACAAGGAGACGTAAGAAAAGTAATCGGAGATCAGGTAAGTGAAAATGGCCTATATGATAGTGAAAAAATACTTGAACATTACGAAAGTTATCATGATAAATCTGACGATCCCTGGGAAATTTTACATTTAAACTGTAGCATTGATGATGAAACTATTGATATGATATTGGATGAAGAATAAATTTGAAAAATGTTTTAGATGTGATAGAAAAGGTAATCAAACATGGAATATATGCTCTGATGGTAATAAAAAAAGAATGATTTGCATTGAATGCGATATTAAGTTAAATGAGTTAGTGTTAAAGTTCATGGGATTTAGAAACTGGAAATCGAAAATGAAAAAATATATTGAAAAGATAACAAATGACTGATACGATACTAAAGAAGAAGAGCACTATAAGTTTTCATGAGGCGAAGTGCAGGATCATAGCCTTTTGTAAAAGCTTACCGAAAATCATTGATGGTGATAATGAAGATTTATTCGGATCATGTAATATAGTATTTCGTGAAGGTAAATATAATCATGCGGAATATTATGGCACGAAAAAGTAAGAAGTAATACAATTTAATATTTTATTAACAGGTAGAGCGAATAACGCCCTGTTTTTTGGTTACAAAGCCGTAGCCAAGATTCAGGGCGTTTTTTTATTAATCAAAAAATAAACTTTGGAGGTAGTAAAAATGGCAGAAGATCCGAATGGGCAACAAGGCACTGGTAGTGCTGACAATGGGCAACAAGGTGCAAGTGGCACAGAAGGGCAACAAGGCACTGGTAGTGCAAATGTCAGTAAAGAATCTTTAACAGAAGCAAATGTAGCCTTACTTGGAAAGATTGAAAATCTTGAAAAGCGTTTAGCTAAAACAAGTGAAGAATCAAAAAGTAGAAGATTAAAGCTTGAAGAATATGAATCTGAAAAGAAGGCAGCCGCTAAGAAAAAGTTAGAAGGCGAAACAGATGTCGAAAAGGTTAGGGGTCAATTAAATAAGGAAATGACAGAGTTAGCGCTTGAAAAAGATGGTAAAATCAAGACACTAACCGGGCAACTTAGAATGGATAGAGTTGATAGTGTCATTGCTAAAGCATCAGCTAGACATAATGCTGTTAAACCAGATCAGGTCATTCAACTCATCCGGCATGGTGTAGGATTAGATGATAGTCTTAATCCTTATGTTATTGATAAAGATGGTAGTGCAAGAATAGGCGAAGGTGGAAGGAATATGTCTATTGATGCATTTGTCAAAGAATTCCTTGATGAAAACCCTAATCTCGTTAGAGGTTCTCAAAATGCTGGTTCAGGAAGTGGTAAGGCCGGTAGTGGTAAGGACACCGGTATTACTAGACAATTAATAAAGGACATGTCAATGGAGCAATGGCAAAAAGATCGAAAGACTATTATGGCCAATGCTGCTAAAGGTAATGTCCAAGAATAACTTAGGAGGATATTATGGCAACAGGAAACATAACAAATACAACCGTTGATGCCTTTATTCCAGAGATTTGGAGTAAGGAAATCATCTTTGCGGCACAAAATGCGGCGGTATTTGCAGAACTTGTAACGCGTGATTTCGATGGTGAAATCGCGAATCAAGGTGATAAGGTCAAGGTACCTAAATATTCGGCTGTAGCTGTAGGTGATAAATCTGCAAATACTGCCGTTGTTTATGATGCTTCAACTGAAGCTACAAAGGATATCGCTATCAATAAGCATAAATACTTTGCTTTCAGGGTAGAAGATATCGCAAGGATTCAAGCACAGCCTGACTTAATAGCTGGTTATTCCGCACAGGGCGGTAGAGGGCTGGCAAATGCTATTGATGTGGACATATCAGCACTTGGTGCAGATGCTACTATCACGCAGAACGTGGGCGCATTGCCAACGACAACAGCTTATGGCGACATTACAGACGCAGTTATAAGAAGCGCAATACAGGCACTTGATGAGGCGAACGCCCCGGAAGCAGATAGATATCTTGTCATTTCACCAGCGCAAAAGAATGCAATGCTCGGAATTGATAAATTTGTTGAAGCGGATAAGTTAGGCGACAATGTGACTATCAAAACCGGCATGTTTGGGCAGATATACGGTGTCACCGTATTGATTTCCAATAACCTGACAGATGTGGCGGTACATTCATCTGTATCAGCTGGTGATCCGCTAATCCCAGCACATAAGGTGTGTATGATGTTCCATAAGGAAGCATTTGCACTCGCAATGCAGCTTAATCCAAGAGTACAGGCAGCTTACGATCTTGATTATCTAGCTACTAGCGTTGTAGGCGATGAACTTTATGGTACGGACATATTACAAGAAACATTTGCTGTACAGGTAAGAACAACTGACGAATCCTAAAATGGATAAGTCATAAGGAGATAGAATGCAGATACCCTTTAGACATAAAAAAGATAAGATAGTTATTTATGTTAAGTATCGGTCAACAAAACATGAACAACTATCAAATAACTCAGCTTGGGAATGTTTATTAAAGCTTACTGACTCGCAAAAAAATAAGCTCGATCATGATGTCGAGCAAAAACAAATATTGAGATCAAGAAATAGCATTGATGAACTATTCAAGCGGGGTGGTGCTGGCATTTTGCGAAAACTTAAAGGACACTTTCAAATAATAGATAATATTCTTGATAGTACGCCTGAACAGATCGCGGAACTTACTGGCATTACTTTACATAAGGCAAGCGGCATTTATAATTCTGCTTTAGCCTACGTAAAGACTGATGTCTAAGGGGTATCTATTCTAAAGGAGATTTAACATGTCAAGAGTATTATATAGAAATCCAGAAACACAAATCGGTATTGAGGTAGAGCGCGGAAGTAAAAAAGAAGATAACTTTAAACGAAATGGCTGGATATGCCAAAGTAAGTCTATCGATGAGCGCAAGAAAGATTTTGACGAAATTACTATCGAGGATTTAACTAAAGTTGACGGGATCGGCAATGGAACCGCTAAAAAGCTCATGAATGCTGATATTTGCTCAGTAGCGGATATCCTTGCTTATACCGTAGAGGAGATCGTGGAAAAGACTGGCTTGCAAGCTGGTCGAGTTGAGAACTTTTATGAAAAGGCTAAAGGTGAATAATTCAGCTTACATTATTGGTGGCGGTACTTCATTAGAAGAGGCTGTTAACGATAAAGCTTTACTTGAAAAGCTTAATTCGTATACGCTTATCGGGTGTAACAAGGCTGTCGAAACATTTGACTGTAAATATATGGTTTATTTTGATGTAGATTTCCCTAAAAAGCACACTGCAATGTTACATAACTTTAAAGGTAAGTATATTTATGCACCAGATACCACAAAGAATGTACTTTGCCCTGATAATACCAGATACTTTAAAATATCTGGGTTGCCAAGATGCGATCTTAGAAGCGGTCTTTACATAGGCAATAATAGCGGTGTGTTAGCGTTATCGCTTACCGTTGCACTTGGATACAAGAACATTTATCTACTTGGTATGGATTGTCGGTTTAACAGACGAACGAATAAAAGTCATTTTCACGGTGGATATCAAGACCCTGCAAATGAAAACGGTTATAATGGAATGGCAACAGCCTTTGATGTGATAGGAAAGTATATAAAAGAATGTCATAAAGATGTGACAGTTTATAATTGCTCAAGCATATCACTTGTAGATAAGAAAAGGGAATATTCTAAATATTTACCATTGAGGATTGCAATTAATGGACATTGAACAGAAATACTTTAAACGGATA